TAAACTCGGCGATGTGCTTACCCTTTTCGGCACCCGGCACACCAGAGTGAATCACGCCATCAATCGAGCCTGAAACGTGTGTGCCAAAGTCAACACGGCTTTGAGCGCCAGTGGTGTTGCGGATGTCAATGCCTGCGGAGCGCAGATCGGACACGATGAAGTTTTCCTCATGGTGGCCTCGGCGAAACAGTCGCAGGATGCGGCCTGGGAATTTCTCGACCACAGCCCAGCGGAATGACAGCCAGAGCCAACGATCACATGAGTGACCAAGCATAGAGCAGCCAAGGTGCGGGCGGGGCTTTTCCTGGCGCTTTTCATGCGCCTCGTCAATCAACGTGGCAATGGTGACCACGGGTGTTGTTGGCTCTGGGATTTTCATGATTCGTCTTATCCTGTTGTATGGTGGGAAACAATGCCGACTCACATTGAGCAGTGTCTATTAAAGCGGAACCAAAATACCGGCGCTAACCCGATACTCGACACTGTTTCCCGTAAAAGGTGGGGTACTCGCTGCGTCTGTGGGATCAAGAGACCGCCCATTACTCCACAGCATCCGCTTTCCCCCGAAAAGGGTGGGGGGACTTGCCTCATAAAGCCCGGTCTTTTTGCGTGTACCGGAACATGGAGTACGCATCCCCCCGAAACTGTAAACTATGCCTTTACAAAAACGCCGTTTGGCATCAGTGTGCCTTTACGAACCTTGATCTCATCGTAGGCGATGTCCATGCAGGTCACCAGGTTGATGTACTGGAGTGCGCAGAAGTTAATCAGGCACACCATCACATCGCCCACGCCGTCAATAATGCCCAGGCGGTCATCCTTGATGGTGGCATCAGCCAACTCACCAAGCTCGCTCATGGCCTTCAACAACTGCGTTGCTGGTGTGCTGTTCGGAATGATCTTGCGGGCTTCCGCCCATTGCACGATCTTCATTTCCAGTTCGGCGTAGGTACTCATTTTTTGGCCCAGGGTGGTGCAGCCTTTGCGGGTGCGGATTGCATTACTGTCGCGTTCTTCTCTCCCATTGCAACATGGGCCGCAACCACTCCAGGCATTGCCTTTGGAATAGAACCGCCAATGGCTTTGAAGCCCTTGACATCGTTTTCCTGGTCGTCGTTCTTGAGCGTCAACTTGACCGACAACATGCCGCCGACCAATTCGTCGGTGTCGCCAACACGGGCCAGACCAATTGCACGCATGATCTCACCCAGCTGCTGGCGTCCGATCTCTTCGGCCTGGGGGTTGGGGTTGTTGATGTTCAGGTTGCAGAACACCACCCGGCCTTGATGGGTCGGGCCAGTGATTGCCAGGCGCAGGCCAATGAGTCGGCCATTGCCAGCTTTGGTGGGCTTCAGTTCGGCTTTCTGGATGGTGGCGTTGTACCAGCCAGCAGGGATTGCGCCGTAGCTTGTGTTGCCAACGGGGAGGCTGTCTGCCTCAAAGGTTTGGTCTAGAAATGCCATGATTTTCAGTCTTTCTTGATAACGGAGAACGAAGGGCGTCCGGGTGTGGACGTGATTGCACCAAGCAAATGATTGGTCAGCGCCGGGTCGGCAGCTTTCCAGGCAGTTGCATTGATTTCTGGTTTCCAGCGAAATAGGCTGGACAGGTGATCTTCAAGGCCAGCTTCGACAGCAAGTTCTTGCAGCTTGTCACTGTTGACATTTTTTTTGATTCGACCTTCAATCTTGACCTTGTACTCGCCAAGTTCAAAATTCTTGGTGCCGTCCAGATTCTCTGGAATCTGAAGCTGCTTCACCAACTGATCTTCAATCTTGCGGCGGCGCTGAGTCCACTCCGCTTCGGTTGATTTGGCGACTTCCCATTGCTGGGCAAGTGATGGTTCTTTGATCATTCTTCAATATCCAGACAAAGAAGTAATTCTTCCGCGACTTCAATTGACAGTCTTGCGATTTCGTACTTATTCAAGTTGTGGCTTCCTGACAAAAGACCTTGCATGGCCTTCATCGCAAACAATTCACGCTTGGTCATGCCGGTGTATTGGCTGTTGGAGAACGGCGGGATATTGCGTCCAAATGGGTCTTCCATGTCCCACTCGGTATCGTTGGCGAAGTTGACTGGGAATGCTGGTTCTTGGTCGATCATTTACGGCCTCCGATCTTGGCGATGATTTCTGACAGGTCTGGGGCTTCCCAGGCAGCGAGTTTGCCGCTACGGTCTTTGGCAAGCCACAGGCCGTCGCTTTCGCACATCAAAGCGCGTTGGACAACTCCATCGCCATCTTTTTCTATGCGCAAGGCCAGCACTTCATCAAAGAAGTAGGGCAGCGACTGGCCGGTCTTGTTGCCAGGCATGGACGGGCTGTACAGTTGACGACCCATCTCATCGCTGGACTTGTCCAACTTGGCAGTCATAAAAACGTGCATACCAGGAATGTCGCGGAAGTTGCGGATGATGTCAGCCATCTGCTCTTGCATCGCACCGTAGGCAGCGCGTGGATCTTTGTTGGTCTTCTTCTCGTAGTTCAGAACGACCTCGGCGATCTCGCTGATGGAGTCCAAGCCAACCGACTTGTAGTGCTTGGCCTCTTCGCTGGTTGTCAGCCACTCGTAAGCCTCCAACAATGTCTCCATCGAATTGATCTCGATGTAGGGTAGGTCAGCATCCTGGATGGACAGCAGACCGCCTTCAGCAGACAATACGATGGGGCTTGGCAAGGTCTTCAGCAATGAAGTCTTACCGGCGCCAGCTTGACCATAGACAAGCACCTTCACGCTATTGGCGGCAAGACCGCCCGTACTCTTGAGATTGATAGCCATTTGGCTCTCCTTTTTTCACACCCGTCTGGAAATCAGTTCGGTGCGTGGCTGAATCATAACTCAAAATCGTGTACCATGCAAGCACTGTCGAAAATTTTTTTACTGAGGTGCAAACTATGATGACTGTTGAGCAGATTAAAACAAGATTGGAAGATGCCAATCTGAAGCGAGTGGCTGAGAATGCTGGTGTCCACCCGGCCACGGTTTACCGGTTCATGCAGGAGGATTCCAACCCCTTATATGAGACTGTCAGAGCCTTGAGCGAATACCTTCAAAGCAAGGAGACAGCACATGGCTGATCTCACATCCATTTTTGGTGGCGCATGGTCACCACCAGCACCCAAACCAGTCGCCTCACCAGAGGATCAGCTTCGCAGTGCCATGCTGGAGATTGGCATCACACCACCAGAGAAGATCTTCCTTGACGGCGCTTTGCACAGATTCCGCTCCAACACCAAGGGCGAGGGCGGTCACACTGATAAGCCTGGCTGGTATGTGGTGTTTGGTGATGGCGTTCCGGCTGGTCGATTTGGCTGCTGGCGGGCAGGCGTCGAGGTGTCATTCAAAGCCGAGATGGGCCGAGAGTTGACCCAGGCAGATGAGATGGCCATCGCTCGGCGCACCAATGAGGCACGCACCTTGCGCGATGCGGAGAAGAAGAAAAGCCAGGAGGCCGCTGCCAACACGGTGGACACCATCTGGACGGGCTGCATGGGCGCCTCACCAGAGCATCCATACCTGGCCCGCAAAGGCATTGAACCCAACGGCGCACGAGTCACAGGCGATGGCAGGCTGGTGGTACCGCTCTACGATGAGGACGGCGTTTTGTCCACGCTCCAATACATCGACAATGAGGGCGGCAAGCTCTATCACCCTGGCGGGGCCACAGGCGGCAAGTTCAACATCATTGGCAACACGGAAGAACCAGGCCCGCTCTATGTGGCCGAGGGATTCGCCACCGCAGCCACCATCCATGAGATCACCGGGCGCCCTTGCGTGGTGGCCTACAGCGCCAGCAACATCGTGCCAGTGGTCGCGACATTGCACACCCTTTACCCAGACATGGTGATTGTGGCCGACCATGATGCGTCAGGCGTTGGCCAGAAGTACGCCGAGCAGGCGTCAGCAAAGTACGGTGTTCGGATGGTCATGCCACCGACCCTTGGGGACGCCAATGACTATGCCCAGGCGGGCAACGACCTGAACCTACTCCTCAACCCGCCAAAGATCGAATGGCTTGTCCCAGCCGACGATTTCTGCGCCCAGCCAGCCCCCATCAAATGGTTTGTGAAGAACTGGATTCAGCAGGAAGCCCTGATCATGGTG